GCCACAGCCCTGCATTGGAGGCTGTGGTCTAAAAGCATTCTGTGCTGAGTTAACAGCCCTCTTACCTACAATGCCACCAATACCACCTACAATAAGTAATACTATATCATTAAGCATCTTAGTATAGGCTTGGTCAATCGGAGCCATACTCTTGATTGGTTGTGTTACGAAGGTAACAGAATAGAGCAAGGCAAACACAATGCCAAATAGGATGACTGTAATAGCCACCACTACAAACCCCCAAACTCTAACCTCAAACTCTTCAGTTGTTAGCTTTGGTTTGGGCTGGCTTGGTGTCTTCATTCTTGTTAGAAAGTCTATCAATTTGTTTCTCCAATATAGGTGCAACTAAATACTCAGGGCATGTCTGTGTGAATTGACATCTAGGTTTCTGACATTGCTCAGCATGAAAGTTGTCAGGGTTTTGACAAAAGTATCTGTACTTTTCATCACAACCAGTGAGCAGTAATAACAATAATAAATATTTCATACCATTACATCCACAGAATTTGTTTTAATCCACTGAGCTTTAATAGTTTCTTGAGTTTGACGATTTAGTTTCTGAAGCTCTTTCAAGTGTTGCTGATGAAGTACCTTCTGGTATTCACGCAACATGTTTGAATTATGTTGATAGGGTGTTACTTTCATAAGCCAACCTTTCCTAATAACAAATTCACAATCCTGTCAGACAAATCATCAGGCAAGAACTTCAGGAATCCTAAGAAGTACAGAGCCACACACCCATAGACAAATATCTTTATACATAAGTCAAAGGTCTTTTGATATTCATTCATCGCCCACACCTATGTGTAGTATTACAGAACTCCATCAACTCATAAATACCAATTCCAACTAAGAACAAAACAAAAGCACAGCCACCAAGAATCATTCCTAGTTCATTCATCTCTTGTTCTTTTTGTTTAGCCTTCTTCTCTGCTCTCTCTAAAGAGCGAAGCTCTCTTGCATCGTCAATATCCATCTGTGCTTGACGCTCTTTAATCTTATTCCAAACATCAATCTTGCCTGTTGTCATGAAGAGCATCTTCAGCTCTTCCTCAAAAGCTCTAGCCTGTTCTAGTGCCATCTCAATCTGAAGAGCAGTTCCCATGTTGGAACCCTTGCCCTTCTTGGACTCAATCAATGCTTTAGTAGCTGTGCTCTTAGCATCAAACATCTTGCCAATCATTGGGGCAAGAGAGCCTAAATCATTGGCTACCTTGCTGGCCTTCTTGACCATGCTGATAGCACTCTGTATGCCAGCTAGGGCGGTGATGGGATCAATCATCGCTCAACCTTTTTCCATTCAATGCATACAACTTTTCTGTTATATACATCTCCAGTCCATGTCCAACGGACACATTTATATTTCTCCTCTTTGGACCCGATAGGGAAAGATATTAATAATAGAAATATTACTGATGCAGCTTGTTTTCTATAGCCAGCCATATAGCCCCACAGAAAGCACCAATAACTAAGATGGGCTTCACTGCTCTAGCAAGCCATTCAAGCACAGTGAATGCACCAGAGGCTGCATTAAAAGCAGCCACCACAGTTTGTGTGTTCTTATCTAGCTGATCCACCTTAGCTTCAACTTCGCATAGGCGTTCATAGATTTGGGCGTGTGTAACTTCTTCGGTCATGGTACGTTGTTCCAAATAATTTATTCTTGCGTAAGTGGATATTGAGTCATCAACTCAAACGCTTGCTCTGGTGTAATGTCTTGAGAAGCTACAGAGTCAACATCACTACCATCCCGAATAGCGTGAATACAGCAAAAGATTGTGTTTGGCTCTTTGGCAATAAACTGATGCACTATGCCTTTTGGTGTCACGATTAAGTGAGGGGCAGTAAAGTCTTGTTCACCATTGTCGTGCTTCATTGTGACAGCACCCGCAGCTAACAGAGTAATGTGGTCAAACACATGGGCATGACCTTCATGGGTGTCGCCAACATTAAGAAATTGGTGCATCTTGACAAACACATTGTCAACAAGTTTTAAGTCTGTTACTGGATTAGACACGAGTTACTCCAATTTCAGCAACAACAGGGCTTGTTGAAACCCATACGCAATGTTCAGCATCAAAAACATCTGTCTCATCTTGTTTAGGTCTGATAAACGCATCTAACTGTTCATCATATGTAAAACCAATACCTGCATAGTTTTTGCGAAAAGGTGTTTAACCTTGAAGGTGCATATTTGCATATGTGTTATAGCTAGTCTTCAACCAACGACCACCAAATATTTTTTTGCAAAACTCTGCACCAACCAATTCACTTTCATTACCTGACTCGTCTAAACAACAAGCATCAGCAACAACAATGACCTGTACCACCACATTGTTTTCGTCTAATTTAGCAAAATGTGCCATTGATACCTCATTGAAATTTGTAGCGAATAATTACAATTCCAGAGCCACCTGCACCGCTACTAGAAAAACGTCCACCAACCGCATGACCACCGCCACCACTACCAGTATTTGCAACACCAGAATTTCCAGCAATACTTCCGCTAGTCCCAGAATATTTACCATCACCACCAATACTAGAGCCTCCAACAGAAGTAAATGGCGTGTTATTGTAAACAGTTCCTGTTGCACCTCCACCGCCAGCGTAAGTTACTGAAGAGCCAGTAATACTGTTAGGTGTTCCCGAACCGCCAGCACCAGCACTACCAGTATAAGCACCTGCAACACCATTGCCTCCTGATGCCCCTGCGCCACCACCACCGCCAGATGACTGCGTGTAAGTACCTTTGGAAACCGCACTGTAAGCGTAATTACCGCCTTTATTACCCTGCCCACTAACACCAGATGGGCCTGTAGTGCTTCCCTGAGTACCAGCACCACCACCAGAACCACCAGAAGATGCAGGGCCAACTAGTCCAGTACCGCCAGCACCACCACCACCACCACCTCCATAAGCAGTTAAGCTAGAGAATACTGAGTTGTCACCAACAATACCTGCTGGAGCTTCCCCAGACGGCCAATTTGTATTTTTAACAGCAGCAGCAGCACCACCACCAACTGTTACTGTATATGTCTGTGCTGTTACTGAAAGAGCAGCGTTTGATAGTACGCCACCTGCACCACCGCCACCTGCTGGCCACACACCAACTCCACCACTACCGCCACCAGCAACAACAAGGCATTCAACTTTTGAGCCATAAGTTTCATTTGTGCCAAGAGCGTTGATAATAAACTCACCAGAGCCAGTGAATTTAACTACTTTAAAGTCGCCATCAGTCGTAATGGTAGGACTACCCGTTGTGGACACATCCATAAATGGAAGACCAAACGACCTTTGGTTTTGAAAGACAGCTTGTAAAGCACCACTCATGTCAAACCACTCCCTGAAATTAACCAAGATGTTGATGTTATTTTGATACAGGTTGCCGAGCCGTTTGTCGCCAAAGTTCGTGAACCTGTTGTCCCTGCGGGAGATAAAGTCAATGTGTCTGTCGTGATGGCAATCGTGACGTTTGCCACGGCCATGTTGATAAATGTAATTGCTGTGCCGATGGGGTAAGCCACAGAGCTGTTGGCAGGGATTGTGAATGTCCTTGCGTTGTTGTCACCAACTGGGTGAAAGATATGTTTGCCAGCATCAGCCAAAACCAATGTGTAAGCTGCACTCTGGCTGTTTTGTGGAATGTTTCTAAATCCAACAGAGTCTGTGCCGTCAACTGTACAGGCTGAAAGTGTTCCGCTAGAAGGAGTTCCTAACGCACCACCATTTACAACAGCAGCACCAGAAGATCCCACATTGATTGCTAATGCCGTAGCCACTCCAGTACCAAGTCCAGATACACCAGTTGCAATAGGCAAGCCAGTTAAGTTGGTAGCAGTACCACCAGAAGGCGTACCCAATTCACCACCATTAACCACTGGAGCACCAGCAGAACCAACATTAACAGCTAAGGCTGTAGCCACTCCAGTACCAAGCCCAGATAATTCACTGGCTGCAATAGTCCCATCAGCTAAAGGATTACCTGCTGATACAAAATTACCTAGTGTTCTTGCTTTAGTCATTCATTACTCCGGTTGTGTAGGCCACACGATAGTCCAAGGGAAACCAGCTTGTGTAGGCACATCTCTTAATGCTTGGCAATAATCCTTCCACGCCTGTGAAGGTGTCATATCGCTACGAAATCTCCAATCAGTTTCTGTCAGTTTATCATCACGGGACTTACGAACGCTCTTAGCCTGCTCAGCATCCTTCTGAGCCTTGTAAGCAGTCTCATGCTCAAGGGCTGTAGTTGTTACGCCCTCATCTGTAGTATCTACAAAGACAGGGCCAAGCACATACTTTGTGTACCACTTGCCATCAATCTGTTCTACACCAGAGGGTTGAGAGTATTGGTAAACAGTACCACCAGTTGCTTGTGGGCCTTCAAAGACTACATCAGCACC